GCCAGTGCGATCGAGCAGGCCGTCTTGCCCGTCCGCATCTCCATCGCGAGCATCGAGGCGGGCCGCTTCCAGCAGGCGTCCACGGCCCGGCGCTGATGCTCCCAGAGCTGGGTCTGGAAATGTCCGGGGAGGTTCTCAGACGCCACGTAGGCGGGGTAGGTGGGCTCGAGGACGCCGTTTAGCTGTGGGTCGTCCTGCAGGGCCGGAAAAACGGCCAGAAGCGCCCTAGCGGCGTGAGGCGTCGCGGGCAGGTGCCACGCGCGCTCGCCTGGTCGCCACTGTGCGCCGGGCACCTGTTTGATCTCGTGGGACCGGGATATCGGGAGCTCGATCACAATCACCGTGGGGGTCACCCGGAGGGTCATTCCCAGAGGCGCCGAGGGCTCCGACAGAGTCACTTGACCTCATCCACCCAGTACCAGAAGTCGAGATCCTTGATAGGCCGGAAACGGTACTCCAGCGCCTCTGTGGGAAGCCCTGCGGCCCGTGAGAGCTTCAGCGTGGTCTCCGGGTTCAGGCGCCGGTCGGGATCTTTCAGCCATTGGTGCAGGTGGGTCGGATACATCCCGGCGAGCCGCTCCGCGGCTCGGACGGACCCGACGTGCTTTGCCCACTCCCGGATGAACTCGTCCCCGGTGCGAGGATCGTCCCTCTCAAACACGGGCGCGGGGGTGTATTTGGCCATTGACGAAGCTTATACAGTGCCCGAAAAACCCGCAAGGGACGGGGTGTTGTCAGGCCCGTTGACAAGCCGTATACTGGCTTTGTTTTCGCGGGCGGAACGCGAAATGGGAGGATCACCGATGGCCACAATCAACGCCCTCATGCGGGACTGGCAGCGTACCCGCGCCCCGATCGACTCGGCGCGGACCAACGCTACCAACATCGCGCCGGTCAACACGATCGACGAAGAGTTCGGCGAGTTCACGCCCGACCAGCTCTCGCTGCGCGCGGTCGAGCGATTTCGAAACAGCCTCCTCGAGAAGGGGCTCTCCAAGGTGACCGTCGCACGGTACCTCTCGGTTCTGCGCGCAGGCCTCAACGGGCACGCCGATCACCTGCCGCTGGGCAAGCTGATCGCTGAACTCAAGCGCGGGCCGAACGGGGTGGAGTGCTGGACGAAGGAGGAGGCGCAGAAGATCATCTCGACCTCGGTTGGGAACGAGAAAAGACTCCTGCTCTCCTACTTCATCGAGTTTCTCTTCGCTACGGGAATGCGTCGTGGTGAAGCCCTCGCGTTGCAGTACGAGGATGTCGACAACCGGCGCAAGCGCATCCACATCCATCGCGCGCTCGATCTGGATGGGAACATCCAGAAGGGCACGAAGTGGGGCGGCGAGCGTTGGTTCCCGATGTCCCCGACAGTTCGAGCACTGCTCGACAACACCTACGAGATCGACCGGAATCGCTGGAAGCGGATCGCGATCTTCGGTGGCCTCGACCAGCGCACCGTGGGCAGGCAGTTCAACAGGGTGCGCGATGCGGCAGGTGTGCGCCCCTTCAAGCTGCACTGCACGCGGCACTCTGCAATCAGCTGGGCACTCACGGGCGGCATCAGCCTGCGCAAGGCCAGCGAGATCTTCGGGGTCTCCCAGCAGGTGCTGGAGAAGCACTACGCGCACTACATCGAAGAGGATGTCGACATGGGGTGGGCGAATCTATGAGTAGGGATTTGGTTCTATCGGTGATTTCATCGCATCCAGAAGAACGGCTACCGGATTGCCCCCGCTGTGGAAAACCTGTAGGGAGTGAAGTCGTTGGAGCATTTCACTCAGACACCAACGAGATGGAACCAGCCAGCTTGCAATATATCTGGTGCATTCCGTGCTTCTTGGTCAAGAGTGATACGTGGCATGAACTGGCAGAGAAGTTTCGAAAGAAAAAGTAAAAGGAGCGGGATGGGCCTGAACTCGGTAGCGCGCCCCCCCACTGAAACGCGGCTACGAGCCCAGTTGGGCTCCCCATCCCGCTCCGACCTCTCACCCGCTAGGGCACCTTCACAAACTCCTTCAACCCCTTGAAGTACCGCTTCACCTCAGCCATGTACGTGCCGACGGCAGGAGCCAACTCGTAGATCGTCTCTCCGTGGCACTCATCGTGCTTCTCTTCCCACTGCAGGCCTACCAGCGTGCTGGGCTCAGGTGGAGGCGGAGGAACCCTTACGATCATCACCGTTCGACACCCAATCATCGAACAGGCCATGAGGAGAATCCAAAGGCTCTGCCAGGATCTCATCCATCACCTCCCTCGCGAGTCCAGCGTTCTCGAACGCCTTGCGAATGGCTTTGTTCTCTGCGTTCTTCCCGGTCGTCTTGCCCCAGAGAAATGCGAACAGTCCGACGAGCACCGCGGCCATCACGACAGCGACGATCGCGGGAACCATCAGGCGATTAGCCCGGTCTTCGTGAACAGTCGCAAGACAAGATTCGCAATCACGAGAATTGCAGACTGAACCTCAGGGTCGAGCCACTGCGTTCCGGTAGCCGCCTGGATGATGACCGCAACGCCACCCAGAGCGTTCGTCCACACGGTCTTGCTTCGATACCACTTCTTCTCCATCATTCGTACCTCTCGAAATGCCCCAAGTCGAAGGGCTTGTTCACATCGTAGAGATCCTGGTCACGATCCCAGTCTCCACCCCATCGAAGTTTGATCCCCAACGATGACGCAGCTTGCATCATCCGACCCGCCAGGTAGATGAACTCGTTCTCATTCTTCCAGCGGATGTGCGGACGTTCGGTGTGCCACGGCGCGATGTCGACGGCATCGGACAGGTCAGGAGGAATCGCATTGTGCTTCGACTCCGGCCAGGGTACATGGCTGAAGCCCTTCGCGAAGGCCTCGTTCTGGGGCTCCATTCCACGCGCCCCCCAGATGATCGTGAAGTCCATGTAGGGGATCACCGCGCCGCAGACGATCCGGAGCTCGCTGTGGCAGGTGGCGAGCTTGTCGAGCGAGGCTTTCCCGAAGCGCGGCATCAGTCCTCCTTCTCGGCCTCGATCTCGCGACAGAACTCCTCGTCCTCGATCTTTCCGATGCGACACAGGTGCTTCTGTTCTTCAACGCGGATGTCCTGCTGCTCGTGGATTTCGTGCAGTTCATTAGCGAGCGCGTTGGTCGCGATGGCGAGATCCTCGACGCTCTGGATCTTCCGGTGGTCGTCCCCAGCCTGGACCCAATGCGTTACGAAGGCGCTTGCGAGAAATCCCAGAAGGCCAAGGACGATGGCGCCAGTGATCCCAAGGAGCCATTTTCTCATTGGCCACTCCCGTTGGTCTGCGTGCAGATGAGATCGATCTTCCTCTCGATGTCTTCGAAGCGGGTTGTCTCTTCGGTTACATGCTCTTCCAGCGTGCGGTGTAGTGTTTCGATGCTACTGCTGTGACGGTCGAGCCGATCACTCATGTGATCCACCGATGCCATCAGACCCTGGAACCAACGTCCCGCCCGAAAGATTGTCACCAACGCAGTGATCAGGATTCCCGTAAGCAAGAGGGTGTCGAGCGTACTTCCAATCCAGTGATGTACCTGCTCTCCCATCTAGGGCTCCGCGGTCGGTGTTGGTGTCGGCGTCGTAGGCTCAGGGGTGGCGGTCGGACGGATGCGGCCAAACTTGCGGGTGGAGTCGCGCTTGCGCTGCGCCGCAGCTCGGTCAGCGAGCACCGCTTCGGCATCCTCCCAAAACGCCTGCCCACCGTAGAGCACGAGGTAGGTCGCGCAGACGTTCGCGTTCCAAGGGGTCGGATTGCGCGCCCATACCCGCACGTAATCGCAGACTTCTACGAGCGAGTCGAGCTGATCTTGATCGGTGATGGTGACTTCGTAGGTTTGCGGCGCGGTCTGCGCAGAGGCAGCACCCACAAGTAGTAGAAGAATTAGCAGCGTTCTCATCATGCTCCCCCATCTGTCCAAGCATCATACGGGTAGTGGTCGAGGATCAACCACGTGTTGCTGTCGATGCCGATATAATGGATGTATGCTCCAAGGGTAGCAGTCGGAGCGCAGACTTTGTTACCTGCCGTCAACTTCGTGACGCTGCCCGAATTAGGCAGGTAGAAGCTATCCGCAACAGCGGGATCCACGCAGAATGTTGTCGTCGCAGTTCCGTCGAGATCGTAGATCCAGCCATGCGCGCCGTCTGAAGCGCTGCCCATTTCCACCTCGACGTTGCCCGCATAGGTGTAGGTGGAGATGTTTCCAGTGGAGAGGTTCGCGCTGGTGAGTGAGGGGTTTGCGGTGCTCCATTGGTTCATATTCCAGCGATGGGATGCCTGATTCGTGGTCGTATGGGACCAACCCATCCAGTTGATATTGTTGACACCCGTGTTGCTCGCCACACGGAGCTGATTGCTAGTCCCGTGATCGAAGCAGAAGTCTTCGGTTCCGTTCCCGAAGCAGACTTGATCTCCGCTCGTAGCGGTGATGTCATTGGTCGAAGAGGTGAGCGAGCTACCCAGCTCATTCGGTGTGTAGGTGTAATCCGCGCTCGCGTCGTACCACGAGATCAGCCGCCGACTTGGTGAGCTGCCAGCACGAATCCACACCGTCACGTCACCCGTGTCGGTAGTGATGTCCGCGATTCCGCAAGAAAGGGAGGATGTGGTGCAATCAAAAATCACGCCATCGATCGAGGTATAGATGATCGTGAGCCACCCTACGCCCATGCTGTCAAGCGAAGTAATCGTTTGAGCAGTATCCGCTTCGTAGAGCACGCTTGCATCGACTGCCGGAGTCGTATCCGCTCCGATCGCTACGAAATTGCCGAGATCGAACGTATCCCCAAGTGCAAGTGGCCCATTGAAAGTCCAGTCCGAAGTAACCACTTCCGACCCATAGTCGGTATCGATATCCGTGAAGAAGCTAGCTAGCGGCGTGTCGCAATCGACGGTGGAGGTGCTGGCTTCCCAGGAGCAGAAATACTCGTCCGTCTTGGAGCCGAGGCCGTGGGTCAGCGTCGCGCCAAGCGCTGCAAGCGCGGCGAGGATGAGTAGGATCTTCTCTGCTTTCCTCATTCGTGCTCCGTGAATGCTATCTGACAGTGGAGAAAATCAGCTTGTGTAGTGAACGAAGTTAGCTTCAAACCCCACCAATCCAGAGTATCGATCGTCCAGTCCGTGCCCGAGCTATCTGGATAGTTGTTTTCCAACAAGTCGGCTTGAATCGTGAATCCAGACCCCACGCAGTTAGCACCTTGACTATCGCATTCCACTACCTCGACAATTTCAGCAACCGGCGTGGTGGACCCCAACGCGGTGCAATCGAGTTCCACAAGCGTCACAGTAGCTTGCGCTTTTGCGCACATCAGGATGTCACCGGCTTGCTCGGTCGTGATGCTCTGCTGGCATTCGCGATAGTTGCTCGTGTACGCCAATACGTGATGATTGTCGTCGTCGTCAGTGAACATAAGGCGTTGGGGTGAATAGCCGCTATCGATCCAAAGCACTCCGAATCCCGGCCCCGGATCTGGAGTGACCCCCGTTGTGTGTTCTTTGAGAATGAAATCTGGAGCAATCGTAATAGCCGGAGAATAGATGCCTGGAACAAACCCAACGATCCGTGCTAAGCCGAAGGCGCCATCAAACTCCCAAATCGTGACATCCCCTTTGTACGTTTCGAGATCAAAAGCACCGCAAATTAGGGATGAAGTTACACAGTCGTAAGTGACTTCTCCTTGGCTCTGTACCTGCCACCGAAAGCCATCGACCACCCCAGCTGCGCAATCGAATTTGTCGATGGTCACGGTGTCCGATGCCGTAGTAGCGAAGCGCAAGCCGCCTCCGCACACGTCGGGGCTCGTGTCCGCTGCCGCGAAGGTGGTCTTTGATCCCCACCCGGCAAGCGGCAAGTAGTCAGCGATCTTCAAATTCGCGTCTTCGGAAGCGTCGAAAAAACCAGCCAGATGCCAGCCGGAATTCATCCGGTGCCAAATCGTGATATCACCGTCCTCGGTAACGAGATCTGTAGAGCCACAATCCAGCGAAGCGCCGGTACAATCGTAAGTAATGTTTCCGTTGCTCTCGATGAAGAGCATCTGTCCAGCACCGCCGTTGTCAAAGCCTGTGATGGTCACGTCACTGGTGTTCGTGATCCATAGGTTGTAGTTGGAAACATCTGGCGTAGCGTCTAGATCTGTGAAAGTCGATTGCGTTCCGAAGCGAGTCGAATTCACGTCGAACAAAAAGGTGAGCAACTGATAGGCAGAGTTTCCGCTGACGGTGATTCCACCTGAAGCGCCAATGTTGAGCGTATCTCCGGGGGAAAGCGCCGTTAACGTGTCACCCGTTGGCGGATCGATCACGCCGAAAGAATTGGAATTCTGATCGGTCCCGCAACTAAAGGCATTGGTGGATGCTTTATAAAGTGATTTGTCATTCGTACCGGAGCACCCATCTGTACCACCGGTAGGAAGCTTAATCCACGCAGCTGCGGTAGGCGAGCTCCCTATTAGTACCGAATCGTCAGACGTCACAGAACTTGCAACGTCGACGTCTCCAATTTGCTGTTCTTCTTCTAGGTCTGCGGTGAGGTCCGTTCCGGGATCGGTACCCGTGATGCTTCCTGCATCTACAACGCCAATCGGATCAAGCGGAAGAGAATCTTCCCAGATTCCTTCTTGAGCAATAGATCCGAAGATTAATGCGAAGTAGAACGAGATGATCGCAAGAGCGAGATACCTCTTCATCCGTCAGTTCTCCACGCATACCACCACATCGATGTTCACTACGTTGTCTGCCACCTCGGTGCAATTGATCCACAGCTTCTGCAGGAGCACCTGCATGGTGTAGACCGGAGCCTCGTCTGTGATCGAGGTAGTATTGACCTGATCGGTCGCGGTGCTGTCAGCGACCGAGGCATCGTATCCATCGGTGTTCGTATAGATGTCGCAGGAGTAACTGCTGGCGGTCGACTCGACGGAGTAGAAGGTGTAGTGGGCAAACTTACCAACGTCGAGCACCAGCTCATCTCCGTTGCGATGCGAGACACAGATCCCTGTGGCCGACTGCTGCTTACACAACGCCCAGGAGTTGCAGCGGTTGTTCACGCGGGTGAAGTCGGGATCCTGGTCCGCGAAGGCAGACGTCGCCATCAGGAGGGCGACCACTGCGAGCTCGACCCTCATCGCCCTTCTTGTTCCTTCAAGAAGTCGTTGAGGTTCTGCATCTGGTTGACGGCACGCTTCGCATCGTCCCCCTCGAGGAGGTTGTTGCGCACCATCAGGCCGAGAACCGCGATAGCCGCACGCGCAGCGGGAACGGTTCCGGGAGCGTGCTTCGCGCCTTGCACAAGCCACGAAACGATCTCGGGGTTTCGAAACATCCTGCCAACCACATTTGGGGCGATCAGGTATCCAGATGAGGCTAGGACTCCAGCAGCACCACCAGTCACGGGACTATCCGTGACGTATGCCGTTCCAGCACCGACCAGAAGTCCGATAGCTCCAGACTGACTCAGTTGGAAGAACACGCCACCACGACCGCCTGCTTCATTCGCGCGTTGCAGGGTTTCCAGCGCTTGGAGATACCGCTTGAACCCGGAAAGCGTCCGACCTCCCTTGTCGTACATGCTGGGAAAGAGTTCCTTCAGCGCACGCCCATCGGTGCCCTGGATCCTCGCAAAATCCTCAAGAAGCTCCTTGGCATTGAACCCTACGATCCGAGTACCATCGCCAATCAGCCGCTTTTCCGCGTGGGCGTAGAGCAGACGCTGCAGGAACGATCCCTGCACGGCATCCCAGGCCTTCGGATTCTCCTTCATCACGATGTCGCGGATCATCCGGATGTCACCTGGCTTGCCGCGAACGAGAATCGCGTCGAGCACATCGTCGGCCTGGTTGTTCACCAGCTTGGTGATGAACTTCTGGGTCAACTCGCCGCGGATCTCTTCGCGCCAGAGCTTGTCAGCCATATCGATGTACTGCCGCGCCTCCGGCCCTGCCTTCGTGGCGGCGATCTTCATCTCTCGGGTGAGCGGCGTGGTCATCGCCGTGGCCGCACGCTTGGAAGCGGGTGTGATGTCTCCAGCGCCGCGCGCGAACTGCTGACTGATGTCGAAGAGTTCTGTGCGTACTTGCTGTGCGGTGGAGTAGAAGACCGTATCAGGCTTTTCGAGAACCTCCTTGAGGATCTTCTCGAGCCCAGGATTTGTGTGGAGTCCCTTGTCGAGGAGTTCGAGCTCCTTCTTCGCCATCTCCTTCAAGGGGATGAAGTTGACGCCGTTCTCCGGAACGGTTTCTGTGATTGTCTCGGTCACCGACCGGACGACAGGCTTTCCGTTCATGTCGAGCAGCGGGGCGCCATTCTGTCCGACCGCAGGGACTTCCCTGATCACCTGACGAGAGACTTCCTTGGTCTTCCCGAGAATCTTGTCGGCTTGCCGGTAGAATCCCTGTGCGACCCCCTTGATCTGTTGCAACCTGCCCGTGACGACATCCTGGATCATCCCGCCGACATATCTGGCATCCACGCGGGGGAGGTTATCGACGACCTCATTCATGGCCTGTGTGAGCGCCTTCTCATTCAGCGCGCGGACGGCGCGCTGTCCAGCGCCCGCCGTAAACGAGCGGTCGAGGATGTTCTGGGTGACATCGATGATGTCGTGCTGGATCAGTTGGCTGGGCATCGGGATGCCGCCAACTTCTGTCACCGTCTCGTAGACCTGTTGAGCCTCCGGCTCAAGGAAGTTTGCAAACGGGTGAGAAGTCGACGCGATCCGCTCGATCTCCGGAAGCGGCTTGACCCCACGGAGGGCACGGATGACCTGGCGTCCTTTGTGAACAACACTGCGGATCGAACCGATGGTCTTTCCTCCTGCTGTAGCCAGCACAGGACCGACTCCCTCCGCAAGTGCGAAGATCCCTGCTGTTTCTCCAGCCTTCGGGAGCGCCTCTTCCATCGGCTCGCCGTTGAGAAATCGTGTCACCAGTTCGAGGAAGCCAGCGGTTCCTCCCTGCACGGCCATCATGGCTGCAGCGCCGCGTACGCCGCCGCCTACTGCAGCGGCAATCCCCGGCCCAAACGGAGCAATAGCCGTCGATCCAGCAAGGGTCGCTGCAAAAGCGGCACCGTCGGCGTCGAAAGGCGTCAGCTGAGAGCGTTCGCGCCCGCGCTGCTGCTCTGTGGCGATGTAATCGTAGAGTTGGCGGTCGGCGCGGGCTGATTTCTCATCGGGAGATTCTGCTGTCCCCGCACCGCGAAAAACGTCGAGCGGGCGCGCTTGGTCGGCAGCTGCCGCTTGTTCTGCAGCTCGCTTGCCTGGGAAGAGCGTCTCGAGGTCAGCCTGGGAGAGCGGCGGAAGTTCGAGGTTCGGGTCGACCTTGACGGGATCTTGGGGAGCCATGTTCAACCTCCCCCTTCAAATGTCCGATCGGGATCCTGACTGATGATGGGCAGGAGATCTTGCTCTCGAACACCGAACTCCTTCGCGAGAGCCTTCGATGTGGCTCGGGTGACCTGCTCCTCTGTTGCGTTCGGATACAGTCCGCGATAGCGATGCCGGATCGCGCGCCCCGTGTCCTGAACGATGTTGCGAACATCCTCCCTGCGAAGATTGAAGGCATGCTCCATCCTTGAGTCCGGACCACCGATCAGTCGCCATGCATTCATCCTGGCGACAGCGAATTGGTTCAGTGCGATCGAAGTATCGAGTTTGTACTCGAACTCGTCTGGAGCGTCCCCCATTGCGGGGCGCGTCAGCTCGATCCGCTTCATCTCGTGCTCGCTGACCGCAGCACCACTCAACCGATTCAAAACCGCCGACAGCGAGGTGACCGTTCGGGTGCGGTTCCCGATGAACCGACGTCGGAACTCCTGGTCTTCCGGAGAGAGTTCCCCACCAAATCCGCTCTTCGCGCTGAGATAGAGATTCCAAGCTTTGGCTGGATAGGTCTGGAGATTTCGACGGTAGCCCTCCTGGATCCCGATCAGTTCGTCGGCGTTCCGACGAAGGTTGATCAGTTCTTTCTGGACGTCCGTGGTCGTCGCCTTCGTAGGCGGACCGAAGGGGCCAGCCACGCCGGCCTCCTTCGGGAAGAGGGCCTCGTGGGTGATGTTCATCGGAACGTAGTAGTCAGGGAGATTCCGAATGCGCTTGCCCTGAGCAGGGCCACCCACAATCTGGGTCGGATCCTTTGTATTGATCATAGCGATGGGGTTAGTGAATTCTCCTTCAACTTCATGCTTGCGCTGGAGCTCCTCGAGTTCGGCAGTCTTCATGCCAGGAAACACCGTCAGGTACCGCTCTGGCGATCGACCCAGCGACTCGAGGTAGGCATCCTTGACCTTCACATTCTCTGGGAGCTTGCTCTCCCAATTGATGTACTCCTCGGGTGTGATGTCGTCCGCGTTGGCGATCCGATTAGCGAAGTCAGCCATCTCGCCGCCCATGCTACGGCCCGTCTCGATCTGTGCGTCGAGCGTCCCGGAGATCACCGAAGGCCCAATGGCATCGATCGACTGCGAGATGATCCCGCCCTCCTTGATCGCATTCTCGATGATCGTGCCAGCTCGCGCGGGGTCCACAGCGCCCAGCGCCGTGACGTAGTTCATCAACTGCTCAGCAGCGGTCCCGCCGAACAGGTTGGGCGTAGCTAGGAAAGCGTGGAAGGCGTCGGCCTCCGTGGGCGAGTCGGCCAGTGCGAGCCCGATGGCCCCAAAGCCAGGCACCATCTTCTCGAACCGAGGAACCTGCGTAGCCATCGCGGCCACGCGATCCTCGCGTGGGAGGCGCGAGGTCAGGTCGGTGAATTCCTTCAGCGCGGAGAGGCCGGAGATGATCGACTGGGTGTTGTTCTTGTACTCCAGCTGGTTCAGTCTCCATTTCTGCTGGTCGAGCTGCGCGCTGGGCAGGGCTCTTCCCTGCACCGCGGCCTGGATGTCCGAGATCCACAGCAGGGTCTGCTGGAACCCATTGAGATCGACCGGGTCGGCGCGCTGCGTCCCCGTGGTCTTGCCGAGGAGCGCGTCGGTCAGGTCGAGCGCCGTGCCGATTCCCATCGAGGTGCGCTGCGTCTCTTGAATCGCCTGCGGCCCACCCGCCTGGAAGATCGCCTCGGGATCGACCTGGCCTGGTCCCGTGCCGACCTCCTTGGGGAGGATTCCAAGCTCGGTGTTGCCGAAGAGATCTTCAAAGCTGGGCGCATTCGATGCTTGAGGTGCAAGCCCCAGTGACTTCGAAGCAGGCCCGCCAGTGGGGTTCAGGTCGAGCTGAGATTCATCAAGCCCCAGTACCGTGTTGGACCGCTCAAACGCGCGTCGCCGTTCCTCGTCGGAGAGGCCCAGTCCTGCAGTTCCATCAGCCAAAGCTTCTCCTATTGAGCCGGAGCTCCGAGATCAGATCCTGAATTGCACGCGCACGTTCGTTACTGAACCCCAGACCCTGGGTGCCAAGCCCGAGATCCGAGGCGAAGTTCGTGGTTTCCGCCCGCGTGAGTTCCGGGATGCTGGTTGGAATGGTCGGTTCGATGGGTTGCTCCTGCGGGATGTAATTCTCCTGGGCACCAGGCTGTTGCTGCTCACCCGCCTTGGCAATGCCACGGAGTTCCTGAAGGTTCTGGTAGAGCTGGTAGCCCTCGCTCTTCTTGACGTCCTCGAGGAAGGTATTGATGCGCTTGAGCAGACCTTCGGGAACAGCCGAGATGGTCGGCCCTGCTGACGGAGGCGGCGAGTAGGCCGGGCCGGTTGGCGTCGACATGTTCGGCACGGGCGTCGACCCGAAGGGATTCTTCGTTGCGAATCCGAACTGCACATTGGGCGCACCCGGCTGTACGGAGTAGGTGCCAGTAGGCACGGTACCGCTGGCCTGTGGCCCGGTGATGTTCGCCATGGCCTGCTCTGGAGTGATCTGTGTGCCCGTCATTCCCAGATCCGTGGTAGCCGCAGGGGGCGCTGCTGGTGTCGCTGCAGGAGCAGCAGGTGCTGTGGATACTGGCGCCGCCGCAGGCGTGACCTCGCCCGCAGGCACCGCTGTCAGGGCCTTCTCAGCGCCCACCAACGGAGAGAGGGCTGCGCCTTCTGTCACCGTTCCAATGCCAAGGCCTGCAGCACCTGCTCCACCCGCAGCAGCACCACCCGCCGCAGCCCCGCCAGCAGTGGCACCCGCAGCAGCACCACCCGCAGCAGCACCACCCGCTGCGGCCCCGCCAGCGGACCCTGCTGCTCCTTGGAGCAATTGCAGCAGTAGCTGCCAGAAGAGCACCATCTCAGTTCGCCTCTGCGACGGGTTTCTCGGTAGCCAGGAACTCGATCACCTGCTCGATCCGTTCCACCCTCTCCGTGAGCTCCTGCAGCGCAGCCATGGCCACTCCCAGCGCGTGGAGCGGGTCGATCTGGTAAGACTCGCCCCCGAAGGCCTCTTGGAAGTCCTCCGCGTAGGGGCCGATCCTGAAGGCCTCGCTGCCCGTCTCCCACAGGTACTGCCAGGCCTGGAGCGGCACTGTCTGCATCCTGCGAAGGATCTCGGCGCGATTGACCGGGTGGGTATTGGTCTTGACCTGTTCGGTCGAGAGCAGGCCACCCGAGGCCGACGAAGAGGTCGAGCCGATGGCCGGTCGAGAGGCGCCCAGCACACCTGGGCCAGTACCTGCCAGACCCGTGAGTCCGAGGCCCAGCTGGCCTGCGGTCTGCGCGAGGTTCAGCCGGTTGGCTGCGGCATTCTGGGCCAACGAGGCCTGGAACTGCTCGCCCGCCTGCGCGAGCCCCAGCTGCTGCCCGGCCAGCTGCCCGATTAGCGCGGTGCGCTGCTGGGGCAGTTGCAAGGCGAGCTCCGCGGCTTGGCTTCCCAGCTGGCTCTCCAAGAGACCCTTCTGTCGCGTGGCCTCTTCCGCCACGCGACCGCGGATGTTCCCGACGGGAGCATCGGTCGGGCGCAGACCGCGCGCGGCGGCGACCTCGTTGGCCGCGAGGAAGTTGCTCGACACGAATTTATCGATCTCGCTCTGACCCACCTGGCGCGCACCCTGGATCGCGTTGCTGATCAGCTGGCGGTCGGTGTCGGTCAGCTGCCCAAAGTTCTGGACGCTCTGGGTGAGCTGGTCACCCAGCTGTTGCGCCTGCGCAGAGATCTGCGCGTTGCGGTCGATCGACTCGCGCAGCAGGTTCGCGCGTGCCTCGGGGCTTCCCAGCTGGTCAGCGATCTGGTTCTCTGCAGCGAGCCGCTCGAATTCCGGTTGCAGTAGGCCGAACAGCGCCTGCTGGAACTGCTGTTGGTTGAGCGTAGCACCCAACGCCTGCTGCAGGATCTGCGCGGTAGTATCCTGGATCGCCCGAAATTGCTTGTCGAACTTGTGGACGACTGTTTTCGAGCTCGAGGATGATCCACTCATCGGATTCTCCCAACTACCATGACGCCGTGACTGCCAATCTGATGCCCGCAGTCTTCCAGCATCTCGCGATAAGACTCCAGTTCATCAGGGATCATGGACGAGACCCCCTGTGATCCACTTGCTCCACAGATGGCGATGGCCGAATCGAGCAGCATCCGCGTCACGCGCGTTCGATCAACCAGCCGAAGTTTCGGATCGATCGAGAGGAACTCGATGCTTGAGATAGGCATCGAGATGCGAATGTTGATGGTTCCTACGACTTCTCCTGCGATCTCTGCCACGAGCCAATGCGGAAAGATCGCTTCAAAGGTCGGATTCCAGTCGCCCATCTGGAAGACATCATCGAACAGTGCCTGGACAATTTCAGCCTCGTCATTTTGAGCAAGTCTAACTTTGATATCGGGGCGAGCCATCAATCATGTCTCCCGAGATCGTCGAACCATCCAAATACAGCGTAGTTCACATTGTTGATCGTAGAGGAACATGCAAAATAAGCATTGATCTGTGCGGAGGTGTCCACCCGCATCAGGAATCTACGGGTATCGTGCGATGGCGTACCACCGTTTCGAAGCATGCTGTACGGGGCCGTGTTGGTGACGTTCGGAGTCTCTCCTGTAACATTGGTCGAGTAGATGTAGCCTGCGGTGATTGCATCCGTGTCCGTGATATGGAACTGGATGTCAGCGATCACAGAAACGCCCAACGGAGATCCCGAAAGCGTGTGGGTCAGTTCGGAATTCTGTGTGACCGTAGTGAAGGCATCTCCGATTGGGTCAGGCCATTCGAAGTGGTTCCCGGTCTGCACGAAGGCCAGGATGTTCGCGGTTCCATCCGTCAGGACCGACCCAATCCTGCGGTAGGTAGTAAATCCTGCTGCTACCACAGCAGTGTCGGCTAGGAGATTCGCAGCCGAGGCGCTCGTATCGAACCCCACGTCATAGGCGTCATTGGTCGACTTACCCAGCGCGTGGATGTGATACCAGGTGTTGTTCCCCACCGGCTGATCCGTATCGTTGAGGCCTCCATTGCCCGTACCCGATGCCCAGGTCGCATCAATTCGCTTCGTGATTGAGGAGGTAATCAGGATGTTTGCCGAGTCCCCTGTGTTTCGCGCCTGACCAGCCGAGATGTCGATATCGTGGTCGGCGTCCACGCCGTTGTTCGAGGTAGTGCACCCCGCGAGATACCCACGCGGGAGGGGGAGCTGGGTATAGGAGAGTGTCGGAAGCTCGGCTGCAGTGGGTGCCGGTCGGATGTCCTCGTACCGGATGAAGTGCCGATAGGCGAGCTTGCCAAGTGATCCGCGAAGTCCCATTACGTGATCCTATTGACGTACCCGTTGATGACGAGGACATTGCCCGCGGCCCCGAAGGCGCGCACCACGTCGCTGTTGGACAGGATGAGGCCCGGCACCACCAGATAGAGCCCGTCCTGCGTGGGCACAGTAAACTCGATGATGTCATCCGGGTCGGTCACGTCTCCAAACTCGATCGTGAGCAGGCGATCGGCAGAATCCGAATTCCAGGCCCACAGGTGGATCTCGTCCGTGGCCGTCGCGTGCGCTGTGTGAATCGCGGTCCCCGGCGTGGACGTCGCCGCCACCTTGATTCCACGCCCGTCGCCCGTCCCACCGGACAGGAATACCTTAGAGTAGGTTGCCATCGTCTACCTCACCCAAAAACCTGAGAAGAGAGGATATGCTGGGCATCCTCCTCCAGATAGATCGTTCCGCCATTGATCGTGACCGTGCCGGTACCCAATGGCGTGAGCTCGATGTTGACATTGGAGTCCGTACCACTGACTGCCTCTATAGAAACCGCTGTTCCCGTCGCACCAGCCACGAAGTCGAGCCCATTGACGGGCGTCGTCGCGGTTCCATCGAAGCGAAAGAGATCCGTGCCTGAGAGTGCGATGTCGACCCGGTCGTCCGTATCCGCTGTGAGTGTCGAATCACCATCTGCATCCAGCGTGAACTGCTGTCCATCTAAATCCTTCGCTTTCGTGGCGGGCCAGCCAAGATCCTCTCCATTGGAGTAGATATTCGAGAACTCACCGTTCAGGTCACTGGCAGTTAGCACTTCTCCTGCGACCCAGGTCTTCGATGCCGAGAGCGCCATCAGTTCTCCGTGGAATCCGCGCCGATCTCGATCTCGGCGTAGAGATTATGAACCTCAATATCCTGGTTCAGACCATTCTGCGTGATCTGAAACTGAATCGTCCGGAACTCGCCACCCTCCTCGAGCTCAAAGAAGCGATCGACGAATTGCGCACCACCAAGGGTCGACGTACCCAGCACGAAGTAGTTGGCCACATTCGCCGCCGTGTAGGTTCCCGAGGCGGTTCCCGCGAAAGTACCTGGCAGAACGATGAAGGCCCCAATGATCGAGGCGACCGTGTAAGTACCGTCGTAGATCGTGCCACCAGCCAGGTCGATGATGTTTCCCGCCGTAACCGCGTGTCCCGCAGCCTCCACGATGATGTACCCAGCGCCACCCGAAGAGACGGACGCGAAGGATCCTTCATCTCCCGTACCAGCGAGCACATCACCACCACCCTGCGAGAAGGTCGTCGACTGCTGGGCGTTGTTGTCTCGCGTCCAGGAGAAGGTTCCGTTGTACTCCCCTTGCGGCTGAATCCCCACCGAACCACGCGCGAAGGTCTTCATCGCAATCGGCGCGCTGAAGTCGAGGAAGGGAAGCGTTACCTTGTAGGGGATCGTCGTGGCCGCATCGATACTTCGATTCGGCGTGTCGGTGCGACGTACCCAGCCAGACGAGTCCCCCAGAAAGATCGATTGCCGGTTGCCTCGCGTCGTGTCGATCACCGAGGCCACACAGGTTGCCTCGATCGCGGGCCACAACGACCATCTGGGCGGATCGAAGCGGTAATCCATCCAGAGCACCGTGTTGTTCTCGGTCGCTGTGTCCGTGGACAGGGAGATCGCCACTCCACCCTTGGAAACGTCCTGAGCAGCCCAGGCCTTCTTGATCACGGCCTTGTTCACCCGCTCCAGCAGGTAGTCGTTGATCGGGAACGAGAGAGCGGCCTCGCGGAAGTCTCCGAATTGGTCGGTCGCGTTGAGCGATCGGACACTCCCGGTCTTCGCGTCGATGAAACCGATGTCATCTCGGAAGCGGAAGACGGAATTCTGGCTCGCGGCACCGAGACCGCGCACGAAGATGTCGAGCTCGAACGGAACCGGCTGCGTAGCCGCGGCAAAGGCCGTCACGCCACCCAGTGGCGTGTCCCCCTTGAGCACATGGATCGATCCATGATACGGCCCCTTGAAGATCCACAGGATGCCTTTGTGCGAGGCCAGCGCGCGAATTTCGTCGCCATCGTCCGGATCGACATCGATGTATCCCGCCTCTACCGCGTTCCAGTCTCCGTCAGCGCCGTTAGGAAGAGGCTCGCTGTAGTAGAGGCGGGACTTCTGGGTCAGATCTCCCGCCATGAAGAAGCGATTCTTGTGAGGGATCCCAAAGGCGCAATCCGGGGTGTTCGTCCCCAGCGTGGCGACGCTTCCAGAGCCACTCCACTTGAGTGGAACCTCGGTCTGAGCATCGCTCATGAGAATCAGCGTGTCTTGGAAGATCGCATAGTTGGGAACCGAGGTGGTGCTACGCACACCCGCAGCACCGAGGATGTTCGAGAAGACCCCATTTCCAGCGTCTGCCCGAATGCCCTCCCCGACATGCACCACGCGGTGCTGCGTGTGGGTCGAGCCGGTTCCAAGCACCCAGAAATCCACCAGGCCCCTGACGTTCGTTCCGTTGACGTTCAGTGCCACGGCATTGATACGCTGCGTGCCACCAATCTTCGCAGGACCGCCATCGAGGTCGTATTGGCAATTCTCTCCGTCCACGAGATAGGGGACCATGAGGGATCCATCGCGCTGCACTGCGGCCTTCGCGGTTGGGCCGAAGTCCGTCGCCCAGCCACCATCGAAGTAGAGCTTCGTCTGGAGATTCCGAGTCGTCATATCTCCAACCGATCGAACTTGCCGTTGTAGTCATACCGCGCACTGCCCCGCGACCAGGGCCTCGAGGCGCGCCGCACGTAGGCATCGCGCCGCGGGCGAATCGACGGCCTGCGGCTCCCCAGCTCCGTGTCCTCTGCCACGCGGGAGAGGATCTGCTCGTACTCTCCCTTGGCCTCCTGGCTGCGCTGGTCGTTCTTCTTGTCGCGATACCAGTGGTAGAGCGCATGGAAGACGATGGTGTGCCGGTAGCGGAGCGTGACGATCGGCTCGTCCGTGTCGTTGACCAGCTGCGCCTGCTCGGCGCCAGCCGAAGTCACCGCGAGATTCGAGGTCGCGTAGGAATAGGGAATGTTGAAGGCCGAATCCGGCGGCGGATGGAAACGGATCTTCCGCACAGGCGTGGTGTTCGAGCCGAAGCTCTTGTCCACGATCGTGGCCACCTTCGGGTGGCTGGGAATACCGTTGGTCGGATACATCCTGCGAAAGTCCATCCGGCTGATCAGCTCGATCGGGATCGAGTCCGAGAAGTGCTGCTGATCGATGGGGCGCAGGAAGTCTGAAGCCAGCGCGTACTCGTCTTCGAAGTAGACGTAGGTGGCATCCGTCAGGTCGGAGCCAACGTAGGCACTCGTCAGCGTAGCGGTCGTGTCGCTCCCCACCGCGGAGATCTCGTAGACGTCGAGCCCACCCGCGAAGGTGATCTTACCACCCACCTGCATGTTGTTGTTGCCAAACGCGTTGGCCGTATCCCACGCGGTGGATGTACCTGCCAGACTGGTCGAGCCCTGCGAGATCGTGACCGTTCCGGTGGTGTACTGGGGCTGCGTGATGAGGACGGAGCTCCGCTCGCACCAGGGCATGATCTCCGCGCGACCAACATGCATGTCGTGCAAGGCGATGTTGATGTACCGCTTCGCCTGGTTCTCCGTAGCGGAGACACCCGTCGTGACCCGAACTCTATTCTGGAGGTCCGTGTAGAGGTCGGAAAAGGTGGTGAGCTGTGTCGTTGCGCCCATTCACAACGTCCTCGAAATCTCGTCAATGGCGGAGGCAAGGCGCTTCGTGGCCTCCGTATAGGTTTCCCTGATCTGCTTCGCGGAGTTGAGATCCAGTGTCGCCATCGCGGCCTTTGTCTCGACCTCATCCTCGCGCTTGAGAAGAGCCTTCTCCTTCTCACCCAGCCTGGCTTCGGCATCACGCACGGCCTGCTCGCGCTCTGCGAACTTCGCGCTGGCGTCGTTCCGGGTGGCATCTGCTGCGGAGCGAGCTTCCTCGAGGATGAGAGAAGCTTTCTCTTCCGCTGCCTTCTTCGCAGCGATGGCCTGATCCATCAGGTTCTGCGCTTCTGCTCGCTTCCCATCGGCCTCGGCCACAAGCGCCGTCATCTTCCTGGCGTCGCCGTAGACCTCGATGCTCTTGTTGACTTGAGCCTTCAAGGCCTCCAGATCCGCCAGCCGCTTCTTGTAGACGGTCTCGTCCTTCAGTTCAGCCAGGAACCCATTGAGACGATCCGTCTCTACGGGAGAGAGAACATGCAAGGGCCGATATCTGGGCATGGATCACCTCAAGCCGATAGGTTTCGTCGCCGTCCGAGTTGCACGATGTTCGCGTTCGAGAACCAATTTGGCGCTCGGCTGATTCGAACCGTGGCCTCCACGCCGGACCCGCCGTCCGTGACCACCGCGTAGCATCCTCGAACCACATCGAACGGACTGTCACCAGAGCTTTCCGTGCTCCCTGCAGTAGCCGCGAAGAGCGCCAAGCGCTTCGAATCGATGAAGGTCTGCGATGTGTCCGTGTCGTAGATCTCGATCGCGGAAGCTCCACTTCCGCCGTCGGTCACCTGCACCTGCTCCACTGTTCCCTGTCCGAGGAAGACATGACCGGATCGTGTCACTGTTCTGGTAACCGCAAAGCGATCCTTGTCGGGATAGATCCGCGCTGGAGATCCAGACGGGCCGCTCTGATAGAAGTTGTCGAAGAGAACCTGCCCCCTCGTCGTTGCAGCAATGCCGGTGATTCCAAAAAGCCCCTTCGTTACCGCAGCAGTCGCCTGGTTCAGGGTGCTCTGAATCGTGACCGAGGAAGAGGGCTCCTTTCCTTCTGGGGTCACGTACAATTCGATTTCTCCAGTAGCCGCCGCCGTCTGGATGTTGAGCTTGATCTCGATCGTGTTCCACGTGTCCAACTCAGCAGCCAACGTGTCAGAGGTGGTTCCGGTTGTTTCGTCCGTCACCTGCCAGAAGATGGAATCAGTGGATGCATTGATGTTCATGCCAAACGAAACAATCGATGCGCTCGCTGCACTCTGGAAGTCAAGGATCTTCACCGCATCGGTAACCGTTGAATCCGTCGCGACCCTCGAATCGATGTACATGTTGAATCGAACCCAGATCGTTTCTCCATCCGCGCAAGCAATAGCGGAATCTCCGATGTACGCATTGTTCGTCGCAGCACTGTAATTGACGTGCATGCAGTAGGCTCCGGAATATGGAGCGAACCCATGCTGGGCCAACGTGCTGTAGTGATCAACGCTCAAAACACTAGAGACATCGACCTCAGAGATGTCCCATCCCGAAAAGTCTCCGCTCTCGAATGCATCTGCAAAGTCCCAAACGATGACAGCCATCGACTACTCCTTCATCGCCTCCTGGCACACATCACATTTCGCCACGTGAAAATGCCTGCCTGTCGGTCCCAGCATCTTTCCACAGGGCATTGGAGTCAACTTCTTTTCCGCTTCGGTCGACTTCTTGCGCCTCGATGAACGCTTTCTGGCCGCACGCGGTGCCGTGGAGGTCTCTTCTTCATTGGGTTGACCATTTCCATTCCCGAAGGTCCGGTCGTAGCCATCGAGGAAGGCCTGCGAGGGATTCGTCCCGAAGTACTGCTGTCCGGAAATCTGCGCACCCAGCATCGAGGCATGATTGTGCAACGGTCGAAGCCGCTCGAAATTCGCCACGTCGGGATCGTTGTCACCCTTGTGAAGCGCGAGTTGGTTGTCCTTCCAGCGGAAGATCTCACCCTCTGGAAAGCGATCCTTCGCCTTCGCGAGCTTCTCCCAGCGCATGTGCTTGCCGGTGGCTCCAGCCGGGTTGCGCCGCATCTCCTCGTCCGAAGGCATGGACGGGAGCAGGCGCTCCTCGATCATCTGGCACTCCTTGGCCTTCTGATCCCGCTCCTCGGGCGTCAGATCCGGAGGTGCCTTCTCGGCCAACTCCTTGTCGATGCGTCGGATGTGCGCATTGATGTTTCCGCGGTCCTGCACGTCGCGGGACTGGAGGGTGCGTTCGAGAACCGACTTCTCGTTCTCGATCTCGTCTACCTGTGCGGGTCTGAGATAGCCCATGCTCTCTCCTCAATATCCACTGCCAGCTGGACCGGGCACCCAATCCCGAAACCGCTCCGGGTAGGTATCATCGATCTGGAACACGTGGCAGTGCTTCACCTTGATCGTCGTGTCGATCCAGGTCTCCACACCCAGCTCCTTGTTCAGCCGGTAGAAGAACCTTGAATCCTCTCCTTCCGTCTCCTCCCAGGTCTTCGCATCGAACCGATACGCGTACCAGGGGCGCAGTAACTTCTGGATGTCTGCTGCCTTGAAAATGCAGCATGCATGCGTTGGGAACTCCGCACGCACCATCTTCCCATCTTCCGGCGTCACCTGCTTGAATTGATCGTCCACGAGACGCCAACCCGCCCCATCGAAGGGGGAATCCAAGGCCTTGGACTTCCCGCGAACAGGAACGAGCGCCGCAACGCAGGGGTACCCTTCCTCAACGCGGGCTACGAGACGTTCCAGGACATCGGGATCGTATACCTGATCGACGTCCAGCCAGGCGAGCAGATCCGAATCCCACGCGAGCGCCTTCTCGGCTGCGTCAGCCCTACGCCTTGCCTGGCACCAACCCAATCCCCGAAACCAACGAACCTCGTACCCTTCAGGGTGACGGATGTTGAGGATGGACTCGATGGCAGAAGCGTAATGTGTGGGCATATCGCCCGGATAACACACTGCGAGCTTCTGATTCACTCCACCCCCTCATCACGCAGCTGCGGTCGTCGGCATCACTACCGCGTGAACGTCCACGGCATCCGTCAGGTAGTTCTCGATCATCCGCATGTTGCCAAAGTCGACGTTGGACGCGAGCGCGAGGCTACCAGAGAGCGCGTTGTTCACCATGATTCCGGTGGCGGCTGCATCGAGCTCAACACAGAAGTCTCCCGCTGTGCTGGAATCGTTGTGGATGACGTTCCCAACGATCACCGCACGAAGGATCTCGTCTACCGAAGCTGGAGTCGTGTTGTCGAGTGCGTGCTCCGTGAAGTGCCCCATGATGATATTCCGCTCGATCCTCAGATCGTCGCAACCATCGACCACCACGCCGGAAGTTCCGCTCGCCGTGTGTAGCCCCTGGAACACGTTGTCTCGGATCACCACATGCTCGGCATCTGTCGCCGTCAGGAAATTGGTGAACTGAGAGGTTGCGTGCGGCTCGATCTGACACTTCTCCACGATGCAACCATCCGCGGTGATGTTGAAGCAGTTGGTCACGGTGGCGGCAACGGTCCCGAGATCGAACACGATGTTCGAGATCCGGCACCCCGCTGCGGACATCGCCACGGTGGCGGCGAGCGCGCCGAAGGTCACCCTGGGGCGACTGTCTCCCCAGCCGATCCCACGCACCCAGACGCCCGCCACGTCCATCGTGATGGAGGACGTGGGGTTCTCATCGTGCCCCGGCATCACGAAGATGATGTCGCCGTTGCTCGCGGTGCATTTCGCGATGCAGCCATCGATCGTCGCTGCGGGCTTGCTGGGATCCGTCGCCGCGTTGGCGTCGGAGGCCTCCACATGCCCCGAGTCGACGAAGAACACGTTCCCCGTCGTGAGCGTTTCGTCGCCCGAACCTAGAACCGGCATGCCAAAGCTTGACACACCCTTCGGGAATGCTGTCAGACCCATGATTCACCTCTCTCCAGGGACGCCCGTAGCCGCCCGCGAGAATTGAACTCGCGCTTACCCGTCTAGAAGTCTTCCATCACACCTTGCGGGATCTTCGGCAATCCCAGACCACGGTCCTTTGGCTGCTTGCTCCCCGGATTCGCGGGCCAGTTGGCCGTCTTCTCCGGGGGCAGCTTGATGGACTTCCGGTCGATCTTGCTCGACCCGCCCTTCTTCGTCTCAGCCACGTCTCACCTCTTGCGACGAGGATCGTTGAGCCGCCTCGCTCGATCGGAGAGGTTGGGAGCCGTCACGATGACTGCCGCGAGCGGCACCTCTGGAGCCTCGGACGCCTCCGGCGCCTCGACCACCTCCTCGATCTCAACCGCCTCTTCGGGCTCGGCGAGCTCCTCGACCTCAGGCTCTTCGTCCTTCTTCTTGCGCGGAGCCATTGCTAGCTCACCTGCGCGCCGAAGATGAAGCGCCAGTCGACCCACGCCCAGCTATACCGCATGTAGCAGCGGTACTTCGCCACGAGAGTGTCGAAGTCCTCCATCCGACCGAACTCCTTCATCACCCGATCGATCCAGAAGAGGCTCTTCCGGCGCAGACCCGAGTCACACATGAACCAGTTGTTCGTGTCACTCATGTACTCCCAATCGTAGAGCCGGTAACGCCCGTCCTGCGGGTTGATGGCGTTGTTCGCCGAGTCGGGATCCTGGCGCGAGCGCACGATCTCCAATGCCCGATCCTGCAGATCCGGAGGAACCCACAGCTCGTCGGGCATCACCGAGATCCGCTCGGCCTGGTCGCCGCGGAACCCGCGCATCTGCGTGCGCGCAGCCGAGACGGCTGCCGCAGAGAGCGCCGCCGTACCGAGGTTGTCGAATCCGGTGGTCGTCGACGCGCCCGATGTCGTGGTGTGCGAGTCAGAACAGGTCGCCACACCCTCGGAATTCACGTAGAACGAATTGCCCGCCGAGAACGCCCCATTGAAGAACTGCGCCCCGTGCTTCTGGCGAGTCCTCTGCGCCGACATGGCCAGCGCCGCCGGGCGCTGATTCATGATCTGGTGCTGGTCGTCGTCGAAGAGCTTCCGCTCGACCTGGATGCCGTTGGCCCACTCCAGATGCGTCGCCGTGGTGTCGTACCCCTGGCTCTGCGATTGGTAGCCAATGGTGCCCGAGAACTGCGTGAAGTCTGGCAGGGTACCCACCTGGCTCCACTTCGTCTGGTCCCCTCGCGGCCCCGTCGGCGAGTCGGTGAACAGCGTCGGGAGCATGTCCGGAAGCTGATCGAACTCCTCGTCGAAGATCCGAATGAAGGTCGGATCCAGGACATCGGGGAAATTGGTTGAGATGTGCGGTACGGCCATGGTTGACCTCCCCCCCTATGGATCAGATGGTTACGCGCTGGTTCCCCACGATCCGAAGATGTGCTGGTACTGAACCAGCAGGTAGAAGCTGTTGTTGGCCCCGTCGTCGTCCTCGGTGCCCAGCTGCACGTCGTAGATGACGAAGTTGTCGTTGTCGTTGTCTGCGGTCGTCGCATCCGCCTGAGTGAGAGCCGTCGTCAGCGTGATGTACGGACTTGCAGCTGCCAGCGTCTTGCACGGAAACCCAGATGCGTAGAGGAAGTTGTCACCACTTGCGATCGCGTTCGGGAAATTGATCGCTGCTGATCCAGCAGCGTCGTCCGCACACCGATACTCACCCTTGTTTCCGCCGTCGTACCCCCAGAAGATGGAGTCGTCCAGGGTCGTAACGTTCGATGCCAACGCTCCAGTCGCGTCCGCAGCGTTGGTCGGGTAGAGGGTGAGCGCCGTATCTTCGGTCGCCCCATTGCACATCTTGCAACGGATGATGAGGTCCGGATTGATGGCCACGCTCACGAGGATGTCGTTGGTGTCCGTGATTCCCGTTGCCGCCACGGTCCCCGTGGTGTCCAGCGCGAGCCCGGCGTTTCCAGCCGTCAGCGCCGTGGTCGTCGTCATCGGCTCGACCGAACCCAAATCGCTCGAAGAGATCGTCGAACCGATCAAGGGCGTCCCTGCTGCCGAGATCGTCGTTCCGGCCTGGTACTTCTTGACCACGATGGCACCACCGGCAATCGTTCCCATCGCTTCCATTTTGTTCCCCTCCCTAGAGGTATCGTGGATCCCAGCACTCTCCATGACGAGTGCCAAGCAAAGATTCTGATACGAACAGGTTGCAATTCAAGTGAACCATCTTGCATCCATCGCAATTCGACTTCACGTACCCGAATCGCTGTAGCATAGAGACGTAATTGACTTTCTTCGGATCAAATCCGTGAGCACACCCAGTACAGAGACACACGGTCTGGTTGCGAGGAACCAGATAATCGAGCACCCAGCCCGCAGCAGTCGTACGAGACTTCCTGCCAGGATGCTCTCTCGGAGTCCTCGGAATCGCTGCCTGGCCAGGGATGTAGATGTGCGCGTGCGCCACTACTGGGTCGTGTCCATATAGGGGATGTCTTTCTTCACGTCCTCAAGCGTCTTGCGCCCTTCCGCCACCTGTTGCTTGTACCAAGGGCGATACTTCTTCGGAACGCGATTCCAGATGTCCACAGGGCGGTCGCCCGAACCGGGGGCCTGCGATCCGGAAGTCTCGGTGGGAGTCTCGCGTCGATTCGCGGTGCGTTCCTGAATACGCTCAGCGTTGCCCAACGCAGCGCGAAGCGCCTTCAGCTCGGTAGCCTTGTTGTCGGGATCACCCGTTCGAACCAGAAAGTCGTACTCCTGCTTCACGCGCCGCCAGGTGTCGCTCTGGGTGTTTCGAAGATCGGGATAGGAAGCGATGTACTTCGCAGTCTCATCCGCGATGAATCGCTCGGTCTCACGTTGCCGATCACGCTTCTCGAGATCTTGTTCCATCTCACGTTTGATCTCGTCGCGCTGCTGCTTAGCCCAGATCTCCTCCATCTGATCTTCGCTGATCGTGCCGTTATCCACAGCAGATCGGAGCTCCGACCGGGTGAATATCTTGGGAGGTGGTTGCTGTGGAGCCCTCTGCGCCTCTTGCGCACGCAGGCGCTCCTCGAGCCGGATGCGCGCTTCGCGCTCTTCGGCGAGCTGCGCCTCCAGCCGATCTGCGCGACTGGGTTCCAGAGGCGGCGGAGGTTCTTCAGGGGGCGTTTCGCCCTCGCCTTCCAGAGCAGCCGTTTCCGGGTTCAGCGCTTCCGGATCTTGTTCGGGTGACTCGTCACTCAGTTCGAGTTGACCCTGCTTGGGATCCATGCCTTCCCCACCAAAAAAACAGCCCCGCCCGGAAACCGGGCGGGGCCAGTTGCGCGTTCCTACGGGCGCAGGAAGCCTCGCGTTCTACAAATGGCTACTGGAGCGACCCTCTCCTGTCAACCATTCCTTGATGGGAGGACACCAAACCCAGCTTCACCACGACCATGATCTTGCAGTGACGGCAGCGGATCTCCAGCCAGGTGTCCTGATCTGGTCGCCACCGTAGAAGCCTCCTTCCGCAGGAGGTACAGCGGAGATCACGAAGAGGATTCTTCTTCAGTTCCAAGTAGTTCGGCTGCTCGCTGGCCATTCTCGATCAGTTCCTGTGGAAGCCCGATCACCCAACGGAGCGCCTCGATCTCACGACCCAGCAGGCGCACCGCAAGCTTCTCGTTGATCAGATCCTCGGTGGTGAAATTGTCGGAGCTTTTCAGCCGCTCGAGGGCGACGTCCATCTGCTCCTGCTGCTTCTCGATCCTCGCATTGATCACGGAGAGGAAGTGATCCCAGTGCTCATCACCCGTGATCTGGGTGACCGAGAGCGCCGTCCGCTTTACAGCCAACAGGTCTGGCTTGCGCTCCCGAACGGTCGAAACCTTTTCACGATCGAGCCGTTTCCTCCAGTCGAGATCCCGATCGGGCCGCATCAGAAAGGCAACCCGCCACGATTGTTGCTCGGCATCGTCTCATCCATGACTTCGTTCTTCCCCACGCGGGTGCTCTGATCGACCGCCGGAGGATTCGCTCCGTTTCCACCAGCCGAGACGTTCTGCTTCTGCTGGAAGGTCTCGGCGAGTTGGGCAATCTGCTGCTGCCCCTGCTGCTGCACAGCCAGCTGCATCACCTGCGAGAGCCAGGCCTTGAAGATTTCGAGCTGGACATTGTCGAGCAGTCCGAAGCGATCATCATGCATGAAGCCCTGCAACTGCGCGACGTGTTCCTCTGCACTGGGCTCGGCTGGCACACCATCAGGCACCAAGTGGTCAAGGATGATCCCGATCGCCTGGTTGGCCGTCAGCCGAATCGCGCCCGCTCCAGCAGACGGTTCCCTGAGGTACCGATCTGGATCGTTCCCCGTGGAACGCGCGTAGTCGCGCAGCATCCGGAAGATCTCCTCCGGACCCACCATTCCCAGCTGGATCATCAACGGATTGACGAGCATCGTGAGCATCTGCTCGAGGCCCTGCTGCTTCGCCACCTTGCTCGCGTTGAGGATCGAGGCGCGGAAGTCGAACACGTATCGACCGTCCAGATCAGACTTCCGAACAATCTTCGGGTAGGGATCCTCGCCAGGCTCGTTGATCCCCACGATTCGCATGTGCTTCTCATCCGGGAAGAAATACTGATTCAGCTCGTGCATCTGCTTGTAGATCTCGGCAAATCCCATGAAGAAGCGGCGCAGGATACGCTCCGGGCGCGCCTCACCCTGCGCGAGAATCGTGTTGATCCCTCCGACGGTTCGAAGCGCAGACGACTTCCCTTGCGGCACTCGTCCTGCCTGGAGATCGCCAACGAGGGTGAGGCGCTCCTGGAGTTGTCTACCGAGGGAGAATGCGTTGAGCGCAAACGAACCGTCGAAGGGGATCACCGGGAAGTTCACATCGCGTTGCGGGTCTGCGAGCGGAACACCATCACCCGGCCAGGGCCGCAGGATCTCTGGCTTCATCGAGCTCGACGCCCGGTAGAAGAAGAAGGGCGTCGTCGCGAGGGTACCTCCGTCCATCCCCTGATCGAGCGTCTCCTTCAGAAAGTCGTGCGTCCCTTCCATCAGCTCTGGGAGACTGATCCCCTCATGCCTCCCCTTTACGGGTAGGAAATTCGCCTCCGCGAACGGACGCCTTGGCGGATCCGCCGGGAACATCTCCGTCATCGGAGTCGCCTTCAGGAGGATCTTGTCCTCCTTGAGCACCCAGAAGATCACATCCTCGGGGATGCCGTCCCCATCGAGGTCGTAAACGTCGAAGCAGGTGTAACGGGTGACCGTGCGATGCTGCTCGTCGGTCGGATAGGTCTCCTCCTGGACACCCTGAATGATGTCCTTCTGCTTCTTCGCCTCCTCGCGACTGTCATCTCGGCTGCGCAATCCCAGATCGTTCTCTTCTGGATCGCTGTTCGCGAGATCGTAGTAGCCCTCCCGTTTAAGGGCCTCGATCTCATCGATCGTCGGCATGTCCACGAGGATGACGTGAGGCGACCCACCAGGATTGTTGGGACCAGGCGGCTGCAGGTTCGCGACTCGAGGCGGGACGAGGACATCGTCGTAGTCCTTCACGATCACACGGGGACCGTCGAAAACTACGCTGTGCTTCCGGACGATCATCTCGACGTTCCTATCGGAGCGCCTGGTGTAGAAGCTCACCATCATGTCTGGCATCGTCTGGTCTTTCGGGACAACGCGATAATCCCAGCCCTCTTCATCCCTCCTGAAGTAATCGAGATCCCGAAATTCCTGCTGAAGGATCTGCTCGAAATGGGCCACCGGAGGAATCTCGTTTGGGATCGGATCAAAGATCCGGAGATCCGTTACCGGGCGCCGCACGCGAAGCCATGGGACGTACGCCGTGAACTTTCCATCCACCAGGAACAGCTCGGCGAGCTCCTCGATGATCTTCTCGCCGTCCTGCTCTACGAAGAACTGGCTGTCGAGAACACGGTCAATTCCGCGCTCTTTGTCCGCGTTGTACTTGTTCAGCGCGTTGGCGGAAACCACAGGGCGGCTAGAAAGGATCGCGTTGGTGAGCGTGTCCTGCAGGTTGAGCGCCGCCTCGGCGATGTCCGAGAGCGCCACGTCCGAGGAGTTCTCCCAGGGATACTCCTTTCCCTCCGTCCACTGTCGGTACTTCGCGT